GTGCCCGTCTCCATCTAGCAGCCCCTGCAATCAAACCGCCAAAGCCTCGGTTCTGCGTAGATTCACGACCACCAATTGAGTGCGATCCAGAGGAATCATCCCTAGTTCCACTACCCGCCGAGCCTGTGATTTTGTCACCATCTATATACAGGTAGATCGGATCAGTACCCAAAGTCCCTCCCCACGATACCCCAATGTGTACCCAATCTGATCCTTGCTCTAATAGACTACCACTAGATGTGGCTTGTGCTATACCAGTTCCTTTAATCCTACATACAATTACGCCAGATGCTGCTGCCGTATCTTGGTAGAGTTCCATGCCACCGCTATCTGCGTCACCGGCTGTCTGATCTATAAAGATCATTTGCTGTGAGTTTGCTACCCCCTCAAGTTTCTTCCCCCAGAGTGACATGGAAAGAGGCACACCAGTATCTGCTAATCCCAGAATATTGTCATACTGAATGCCCTTTGACTTACCAGCAGAGTCAAATAGGATATTGCGGGCGAATGTTAGTGATCTACTCATCAGAACATCACCAGCTTTTCATTGTTTGGCTTACCGATGAATATTTTACGCGGTTCAAATATCTGCCAAGGGTTCTTACGAAAGTCATTGATGAACCCCTCATCCTTCTTGATGTTCCACATAGCGACGTAGTGAATGGTGCCATCAAACTGGCGTGCCTCACCCTGTCTAAACCCTAGGCACAAATCGCCTGTGCTGCCATTTACACTTGTACCGGTAGCCGTGCCTGTGTATCGTTGTCCTCCACGTTCCGGTGTCCATGCAAAATTCTCTTGACTGGTAGAGTCTACTGCTAGTGCAAGGTCAAAGAGAATATTATTAAAAAGGGTGAGATCAGGCGGATCAATTTCGCCGCTTGAATCATTTCCGTTTACGCGAAACTTCCACTCCGACATGATGGAACCCAAATAAAGAGCGTAGTCATCCGATCCTCCAGCCACAGTTCTCTTGCTAATAATTCTTGAGCCACCACCATGCGCTTCATTCTCTGGTCGCGCCTGCGTTATAATTGTAAGTTCATCAGGCTCGTACGCTCCAGAGCCTCCAGTATTGCCAAAATTAAATGCCCACCATGAACTTTCATCGGCAAACTCAAAATCTTGTACTAGCCCATAGGGCGTTGCTATTAGTTTAGTTTCTGCTGGGGTAACACCTGTATCAACTACACCAATGCGTCCATCAATCAGGTTGACCTGATCACCATTTCGATTCATCGCACAAAAGAAAAACATATCCTTCACCATCGGGTGTAGCATATTGATCTTGGTCCCAGGTGGTGGCTTTTTAGTCCAAGGACATTTGATTACTGCTGGGCCTATTACTGTTAGGTCTGCGTCTGCGGCCTCAAAGATAAGCATGGCACAAACCCAATCTCTACTTGTGCCCCACGTTGACCCAAAGCTAACGTCCTTTGCTTCTCCAGTAACAAGCGCATGTGCCCAACCTGATGCTGTATCTAATACTTGTTCCTTTTCTGTCCCCGCTCCGAAATCATGGCTGAAGGTCATATCTTCGGAAAAGCGTTTAGATGCAAACGCAGCAACAACTGCGCCCTCAGTGATAGAGGTAAGAACTTCTGGATTAGGGTCAAAGGCTGTGCCACCTGTCTGACTAAAGTCCAGAAGACTTGCTTCCGGTGCCTTATCCTTTACGTCAGTGAATAGAATTGCGGCCAGAATAATATCGTCAGATGCCGCATAAGTGACAACAATATCTTCGGTGCCATTAGCAGGAAGCTCGGACTCACCAAGATAGTAAGTCCTGTAACCTTCAGTTGAATCCACCGCTGTCATCGCTACGCCACCAACCGTCATTGCTGTGGGTAACGTGTTGGAGAAGTTGCGGCTTGTATAGACAACAAGCATACGGCCAGCTCCACTAAGCTGGAAAGCACTTAGTGTTGCCGATGTAGAATCGGCATATACAATATCAGAATTTTTGTATTCTGCTGACATTACGCCGCCTTTGGCGCAATACTAGGCGCTCTTATAAGCCCATGGACGCCACTTGATCGTGTTAAGTGTAGCGGCCAGAGTACGATTAGCACGATTCCTGACACCAAGCTTCCACTTACCAATTGGGACTTCAACACCCCGTATCGAACCATTAAATGCTGCGTTGACAGAATGCACAGTGACCGAACCAACAAAGTACTGGTTATTCTCCTGCGACTCCGCGACTCCGGCTTCAATGTAGTCTGGATAGTTCGTACCATCGATCGATGGGACGATATAGACCTCAATGGCCATATCGGCACCGCCGGGCGTTGTGAAGTCAGCGCTCGCAAGCACAACCTCAATATCCATGAGCATGTAGCCATTGGTTGAGTTGTCAATCTCACCAGACAACGCTGACCACGTATCATCCAAGTCTGCATTCAAGTCCGTGTCAAGGGCCGTCTGTGCTTCCGCTAAATACGGGGTTTTCCTTACGTCAGTCATTAGATAGACCTCGCTGATGCTACGGTAAATTCATTAACTGTGCCAAACCCTAATTCAACGGCCCGTGACACATCCTCAACCCGGTAGGTCGCGAGGTCGGCAACAGATGTACCAGCTGCACCAATCATCGCATCAGTAAAGATATCCGCGTCAATACCAAATGGGTCAAGATCGTCACGAGCGAATAGTGACAGTAGCACGGACTTCTGTGCATCACTGCGTGAGACCCAGTCAGCCGTTACGATCTGATCCTTAACTTCCTTGCCGGTTACCGACACTCGGTTGCGTATACGGTTCACAAGGTTCAATTGATTTGCTGCAAGCTGATGGTCTGCGTCGTAGGCACCCGTATCAGGATGCCCTGCAACTAGCTCGGCATTTAAGCCCACATAGTCAGTCATACCTAATCTCCTCTAATAGTCCAGCGACAGGTATATTTGCCGCTGGACTAATTATTATGAAGCGGGAACTGTAATGGTGAACGTTGTTAATTCAACCGTATCGGTTGCGCCTACAGTTAGTGAACTCAACTCAATATCACCGCCGCCTGCTGGTATTGAAACAACACCTTCGAGTACCTTCGCCGCACCTTGCGTGACATTTTGGAAGATCGAAAACTGTGCAACCACACCACCAACAGCATTAGTATCTGATAGCGGTTGACCCGTCATAGTAATAACGCCGGCCGATGGTGCAGAGAATGCGTTTGTGCCATTTAATATAATAGTGGCTACTGGCACGTCGCCAGTAGTTTCAAATACCAACTCTGGAGCTGTACCAGCGTCGATGTAATCCCTGATAGCAGTTGCCATCGCATCTTGTAAGCCGCTTTCTAATATTAAAGTCATGGTTCTTTACCTCTAATTAAGTGATGTGTTCTTCACCGTATGTGCCGGGTTCTGCGCCTGAATCATATCTGATGGTTCCGTCGGCTCTCCGTACTACGCCTTTACCTTCGATTTTTGTGGCCAGCATTAATAGGTTATTAGCCGCTTCTGGTGTCATTGCGTCTAAATCCTCTTTGGTGAAGCTCTTTGATCCATCTTTATTCTCAATCATTTTCTGTACCTCGCCTTTGTCAATTGACCGCTTGTCAATACGTATATTATATAAGGTCTAACAGGTAAAATCAACTATTCATCTGTGGGTGGCTTATCATCTTCTGGCTTCGTGCCACTAGTACCTGAATCATCTCCAGTACCAGGCTTAGGAACAGGACGCACTACCTCTTCCGGCTGCTCAAAGATATCCTCCTCAGCCAACTCACCTTCAAACCCCAAAATATCTCTTGCCTCCTGACGAGAAATAATCTGCATTGGAACCTTATTGCCTGTTTGACGGGAAATATTACCAATGGCTCTAGCCGTCTGGGCTTGTGTTTGACCAATCTCCAGAGGGTTCTGGATGAATGCGGTTGGCCACTTAAATGTTACCTCACCTTCACCAAGAAGTCCCGCACCCTGTAATAGATCCACCGTGGGCTCGAGGATGTTAGGTTCTGCATATAGCGCTCGGCGCTCTTCAATCCTCTCTGCCCAGTTAGCTCTATCCTGCTCTGACGCCAACTGACCAGCCTCTGAGCCGATGAGAATCCGCTGTGGGATGCCCGTGGTGCCTGATATCAACGCCATAATCATCCCAAACACCTCTTTAGGGTTAGGAGTCTTACTGTCTAGGACATCAATCTCTACGCCGCGAGTTCGGATAACTCGACGCAGCTGATGCATATATTCGTCAAGCTCATCGGAGAGGGCTGCCGCATCTGCGGGGCTGAGCTCCATCTCCGGATTGACATCAGCCTGCATGCCTCTATTTCCTGTGAGCCAGTAGGTCTCTGATGTACCGCCTGCCACCTTGAGGAGGTCATCAAGTAGATTGTACACCTTCTCGATGATTGGGATTCCGAATACCTGGTCTTCAAGAGCGTTCTCCACAATATGAACTACACGGGAATGGTGTACCTTCATATCTTTAAGTCCCTTAACCTTTAGGTTACCGGATGAGGCAACTTTGGTCGTAGGATCATCAAACTGGATAGAATACACCTCGGGGAACCCAAAGCGGGCACTGCGCGGGTTCTTATCAAATATAATTTCTTCCACCAACCGTGAACCAATAGCACGAACCCATCGAAGCTCCTTTACACGATCACTATTTACTGGACGATCAAGATTGCCTGTATCATCCATCCCAAAGAGAAGGAGGGAGAAGTGATTCAACCTGGCTAACCTGTCAGCACGATAGATAGCAGGCCATAGCTTAACCTTACGGTCAAGTACATCCCACTCAGCCTTAAGGGCATCAACATCAATCTCTGGTGGGTTAGACCATGTAGCTAATGGTGGGGCATCAATGATGCGAGTAGCAATGTCCTGACGTACATACTTGGCAAGGTAGTCATCCTGTGTAGGAGCCTGTTTATACCCAAAAATGGAGTATAAATCTCTTTGCCCACTATATTGTAAGCCTGCAAGGGACCCAAGTTGCGCCCGTTGGATCAATCCTGACAACTCACGTAAATGACCCATGGATATCTGCAATCCCTCAGCTGCAACGGGTGTAGACGTAGGATCCTGCTTAGAGACGCTCCCATTAGTCTTACCTACCATCTTAGCCTTAAGGCCATTGGCTGTTTGCTCAAATACAACCTCTCTTTTGCTCACCATGTAACTCCTGTAATAATCCGTCCATCTTGGGGTACTTCCACCCTTCGTGCGGGACGATGTGTTATTGGGACCACGTTATCCGTGTTCCTACCCCATACAACGCTACTCTGACCACCCTTAACCAACTTGTTATAGCCCAGGGCCAAGGAAACTACAATATCATCATGCTCCGGATTATCATCAAAGGCATTGATCTCATCAATCAATGCTTGATTCCAATCTCCTTTTACCATCACCACCTTACCCGCTTCACATGCAGCTAGAAATGGGCCTGCACGTACCTGAATAGGGCCAGTAGCCTTCTCACCGCTAAAACTGTACCCGGAGAGGAGTATTTTATAATTGTCGATCACTGTCACGCCCGAACTTCCCGGCTCCTGCTCCATCCGGATCTGAACACCATGACCATCACTCTCTGAACACGCCTCAACCATTAACTCGGTGTTATATGGCGACTTCTGGAAATGCTGCAGATCTTCAATGATAATCTTACCTGATGCTAAATGGCGTGTCATTAAAGGTCCTGAGGTCCAATCACCACCGCCTTCAGTAGCCGCGAGATCCCATGCCCTAACTCGTTTACATGCCGCCAAATCTTCGGGGACATCATTAGGTGATATGATCTTGATTTTGTCACCAAGATCCTGTCCAGCCATAGAAGCTTTAGGTCGTTGCTGGTACATTGCTGACCACCAGTAATCACCAAGCGCCTCTTTAATGCGTAACAACCGCTCAAGTGGGAATCTCTCAGGCCAGAGCGCTTCGCCAATCTCTCGTCCTAGAGGATCATGTGCTTCCGCGATAGCTGGGAGGTTGATTACTCTCCAATTCTCACCTGGCATATCTTTAAGGCAGCGGGCGATCAAGTCTTGTGCATTCCACCGTGTTGCCAAGATAACGAGGCTCGCTCCAGGCTCCAATCTTGTGTAAGCTGTGCTCTTGAACCACTCCCAGGTTTTCTTGAGGCCATTAACGCTTAGGGAGTCTTCCGCATTCTTTATATAATCATCGATGAGCATGAGATCTGCTCCTCGACCTGTTAACGGACCACCAATGCCTGCTGCGGTGAGTCCTCCTCCATGTGGCGTGAGCCATCGGTCCACTCTCTTCTTGTCCTGACGGATTCGTGTACGAAGCAGATGATGGAGGTCCTCGTTCTGCAGAGTATCACGGACTTTGAGTGAGAAGTCCGTAGCGAGCTCAGATCCATAGGAGATTGACATGACAAACTTGTTAGGCCACTTCTCGAGGAACCAAATGGGTGTATTGACACTAAGGAACTCTGACTTCCCATGCCGAGCAGGCATTGTGAGAATAATTCTCGCGTCTCCACGGTTTATCTCCGTTGCAATGATCGTAGATATATAGAGTAGATGTCGGGCAGCAATCCACTTACCATTCGTGATCTTATGGCCTAGTGTGGCGGGGGTTAACCTCCAACCATCCTTCAATGCGGCATTGAGCCTCGCCTGATCACTGGCCCCTAAATTGCGGAGGTCATTGGCGGTCGCCTCTTCAATGATTTTAGTCGGATCCGGCATCTTCGTCGCTAGTACTAGTGTCGGGGTGTGGTACAGTGGGTGATCCCTGAAGCTCATCTTCCTCGAACTCCTCACTCTCACCTACATCAAAGTCCAGATCCGTGCGCTGAGCTCCTTTAGCTAGATTCTCCTCGGCTGGGATTGCAGTCAGGTTGCCTATCGCCCAACACTTCTGGAACTCATCCCAATCAACCCCATCATCGGCGATAACATTGAAGGAGGAGAGGGGCCGCACATGATCAATATGGTAACCCTCATTAAGAGCGTCCCTAAGTTTGCGAGTGTGCCCCTCCCTCTCCTTCAAATCTTTGCCAAGCGCCTTAACTAACGCTGAAATACGGTACCCTAGGTGGGACTCCATATCCTTCGTGAAAGTTGCCGGGGCATGTACCCCCAACTGTGTGAGACACCTGGTAGCTGTATGGTGCC